TTTGAAAACAGAGCAACCGCGCCTTATCGTGTCATGCAAGACGGTTCGGTTGTGATGACGAAAGCGACCGTTGAGGGTGTAATAAGAGCCATCACGGGTTCGATTGGTGGTTTTGCCATCAACCAGGGACGCATCGGCGGCGAAAATTCTTATTCAAGCGGTGAGGGACTTTCATTGACAAATTCAAACATTCGTTTCCGCCGTGAAAGAAGCGGAACAAAGGTTCTTGCGGCGATGGGTGATTTGAATTGGATTGGATATGACAATTGCCTGGACATTGAATTGGTTGGCGACAACTATGTAATGGGAACGGCGGCATTCATCAAGTGTGAAGCCGGGGACGGTTCAATGGAACATTGGTATCATCCAAAAGCACTTGAAATCATCGGAAACCAATTGAACATCGGAAAATTTGCATTGTTCAGTAAGGGTTACATCGGACAAGCATACACGGACATCATTCGAACCTGGTTTGAGTTGACACACAAATTTCATTTCACGGCAAATGCAAGTTCGTTGCTTGGTGTTGATTTGCCGACAAAATCAAGTATTGATTCAGCCGTTTCGAATGCAAATGTCATGTTTGACTTGGAAATTGTGTGTGACCGCAATATGCCGAACACAATCCGCGTCCGTTCAAGCACGGGTGCGCAAATTTACAACAATGATGGTGGTGCGCATTCATACATTGATATGGCGAAAGGCGACATTCTTGTCTTGCGCTATTATAATGGTGGTTACATGATAATACAACATCGAAATTGATATGGTGCAACAAATTCTATTGGCAAAATACACGCCAGGCGAACCGCTTGACTTGCGTTGCGTTGACACGCGGGCTGGCGAATATCTAACAGAGTTGAGAAATTCCGGGTTCATCGACTTTGTGGCAAGCGAACAACCAACGCCCGAACCGGGAAAGGTCGTTGTTGAAAGGCTTGAAATCGTTGACGGGATATTGGTTCAGTCTTGGGAAATCCAGGATGAACCAACGCCCGGCGATGGTGAGTGAACGCAAAAGTTATGATTCAGTTATCAACAAGTGTGTATCACTATGACACAAAATCATTACTTTTGCATGTGTTAAATTTAAAAAAGAATCGAATATGATTACAAGAAGCGGTGAAATGGTGTCCGCACAAGTCGGAATCATGGGAGTTGTCGGTGACATCACCCAGGGCGATTTCAGTCTTGCAGACGGGCAACCGTTCAACATCAAGAATGACGGTTCAACCCCGGTTGTGCTTGAAGTGCAACTTGCCGGGATGCCGGACGGCGAAACCATCACAACGAAGTTCGATTGTGGTTGGAATCCCGAAATCGTGAAATGTATCAAGGCAACATCGTTGTCAAGTCTTAACTTAAAATTTGGTTACTAAAATGGGACTTATCATTGGAATGGGCAACACAAAGCCCGAATTTGCTTATGATTTCTATTATGGAATCGAATGGGACACAACCGTGTCCAATCCCGTGCCAACCCGTATCGGAAAAGCGGAACTTCACGCGGAATTGCCCGTGCAGTCACTTATCCGCCGTTGTGTTCTGAAAACCGATGGAACGGTGAACTACTACTTGAACGCCAACAATTCAACGAAGCGTGACAACGGCGCGGCGGCAAACCTTTCCGGTGCAGACGGTCAAGTCATGGTCGAGTTGCCCGAATGTTATGCGCGTTTTGAAATGGACGGCACAAAACGCCGTGCATTGATTTCAACCCAGGAGTTGCCAGGATTCCACAAGTGGAACAAGGCGTATATTTCCGCGTATGAAGCAACCGTGCAGCGTTCAACGAACACTTTGATGTCTGTTGTCAACATGGATGCAGACTATCGCGGCGGCGGCAACAATGCAGATTGGGACGGGACTTATCGTTCTTTGCTTGGTCGCCCGGCAACCAACATTTCGTTGACCAACTTCCGTTCATACGCCCGCAAGGGTCGTTCGACTGAATGGAATTGCAACGTCTATCAGTTGCACAAGGAACTTTGGTGGTTCTTTGCAATCGAGTATTGCAATTTCAATTCGCAAGCCGAATACAATGCCGCCCTGGATTCCAACGGCTACCATCAAGGCGGTCTTGGCGCGGGTGTGACACAGATTCCCGATTGGAACGGCTACAATGGTTATATGCCTTTCGTTCCTTGTGGAACAACAAATTCACTTGGCAACCGCACGGGCGTTGTCACATACAATGCCATGAAAGCGGATGGAACAACGGTTCACTATGCCGCGCCCGTTCCATCATATCGCGGCGTTGAAAACCCGTTCGGTCACATTTGGAAATGGACTGACGGTTGCTTGTGCAGCATTCAGAGTGAAGCGGCGGGCGGCGTGTCCATGTTCTATGTATGCGACAATCCGGCGAACTTTGCTTCAAGCATTTCCGCAAATTACGACTATCGCGGCGACTTGCCCCGTTCGAATGGATATGTGAAAGAAATCATCCTTGGTGAGTATGGCGAAATCATGCCGTTGTCAATCGGCGCGGGTTCAACAACTTATTTTTGCGATAACTTCTATACAGACATCCCAGGAAGCGGAAGCGCAACGCGTGGTGTTCTGTTCGGCGGTAATGCGAATAATGACGCGTATGCGGGGTTCGTTTATGCGCATACGTATAATACGCCTACGAATACGTCTGCGAATATCGGGTCGCGGCTTTGCTTTATCCCGGCGGCGTAATCGGCGCGAAGCGCAAAATCGAAATCATCCTTGCCGCATGACGGGGTGATGTGAAACTTCAAAAGGTAGGGCGGCAACAAAGCCGCCCCGCCTTTCAAAAAGAGATATTAAAGGGTTGTCCTTTGTCGTGGTGTTCTGTTCAGCGGTAATGCGAATAATGACGCGAATGCGGGGTTCGTTTATGCGAATACGAATAATACGCCTACGAATACGAATGCGAATATCGGGTCGCAGCGTTGCTTGTCAAAAATATACAATCTTGCATCAAAGGAAACCTTGCCACAAAAACGCCGGAATGTCCGGCGCATGACCTGGATAAAACCAGGGGCAAAAAATTTCATTCGTAAAACGGTCTTGGTAGGGGAAACCCGAAAAGTCCTACTATACAAGCAAAGTGAAGAAACATGAAGCGAATCGGCGGTCTATATGACAAGATAATCAGCATCGACAACTTGCGTCTTGCGGATGAAAAAGCCCGCAAGGGAAAGTTGCGTTCGTATGGTGTCCGCGTCCATGACAAGAACCGTGAAGCGAATCTTCTTGCCTTGCATGAAAGTTTGAAGAATCAGACTTTCAAAACGTCCGAATATCATCAATTCACAATCTTTGAACCAAAGGAACGCTTGATTTCCAGGTTGCCATATTACCCGGACAGAATCGTTCATCATGCCGTGATGAACTATCTTGAACCAATTTGGGTGTCCTTGTTCGTCAAGAACACTTATTCTTGCATCAAGAACCGGGGAATCCACAAGTGCGCGCAAGACTTGCGTTTTGCCCTGGACACAGACCCGGACGGGACAAAGTATTGTTTGAAGATTGACATCCGGCATTTCTACCCGAACATAAATCACGAAATCTTGAAGCAAATTGTCCGCCGCCGCATCAAGGACGCGCGGTTGTTGTGGCTTCTTGATGAAATTATTGATTCCGTGCAAGATGGTGTCCCAATCGGCAATTATCTTTCACAATACTTTGCCAACGTCTATCTTTCATATTTCGACCATTGGTTGAAAGAGGAAAAGGGCGTGAAGTATTATTTCAGATATGCCGATGACATTGTGATTCTATCGGACAACAAGGATTGGTTGCATCATCTTCTTGTCGATATGCGAAAATACTTGCATGACAACTTGAAGTTGAAAATCAAAAAGAACGACCAGGTGTTCCCGGTTGATTCGCGCGGAATCGACTTCTTGGGATATGTGTTTTTCCATACGCATACCAGGTTGCGCAAGACCATCAAACAACACCTTTGCCGCCGGGTGGCAAGGTTGAGGAAACGAAAGGTCATGCCAACCAAAGCGCAATACAAACAAGCAATCGCATCTTGGTGGGGTTGGTGCAAGTATTGTGATTCAATCAATTTAGTATCAAAAATTCAAAAAGATTTGCCCTATGAAATTAGATTCAATCGCGCCAAACGCGCATTACGACATGGAACACGGAAAACCCGCCGTGTTGGAACATGACAACGATGGTTCAACTATCATCCGTTACAACATCGAACCCGAAATGGGAACACCGGACGGCGAGAGCGAGGAACGCCAAATCGGTTGGCAATGTCACGAAGTCCGTATTTGGGACAAGCCGACCAAAGCATCCTTGAAGAAAGCCATCATCCGTGATGTGATTGACGAAAGCCAGGAATTTTCGATTGTGAATGCCTACAATTCGCACGTCCTTGGCATTGAAATCAATCCCGATGCAGTTGACGAATACAAGGAGTTCTTGCAGTTCCGAAAGGACGTGGACACCCTTGTTGGTGAGATATTGACCGAGTATGAAATCTAAAACACCGTACAACCAAAATGGCGAAATTTAGTGACCTTGGAATCGAAGCGGATGTGATAGTTGGCAAGGGAATCGACCTGGAAGAACTTTTCGACAAGCGAATCTTGATTGAAAAAGTGTTGATTCAGCCAACGAAATTTCCGGGAAAGAATCAATCCGGACTTCGAATGCAGATGCAAGTCGTTCTTGCCACATTCAACGACAAGCCGGACGCGGACGGTGATTTCTTCACCAAAGACGAAAACGGAAAGGCGGTCGGACAACGGCGTTCATGCTTTACCGGGTCGGACATTCTGATTGGTGACATTCAGAAAGCCCAAGCGCAATTGCCCGAAATCAACAAGCGGCGCGCGGATAGCGGAGAACAACCGTTGAAGTTGTTCCCAATGGACACGACAATTGTCAAGGTTGGAAAGTGTTTTCAATTTACCTAAACGACATGAACGAATTAAAATATCAAGTTTGCCAAAAACTGATGCAATGGTTGACAAGTATGATTGCCGGATTCCTGGTTGCGGTTGAAACATCAATCGACTTCTTTGTCCCGTGTTTGATTGCGGTCATCCTGGACGTAATATCCGCGTATTTCCTTGGTCGCCGCGTTCATAAAAAGTTCCCGGACAAGTCGGATGGAAAGTTCAAGTCCGAATATAAGTTGCGAATCATGGTGACAATGATTATTGCCTGGTTGTTCATCATCCTTGCAAGTTACGTTGACGTTAATGTTCGCAATGCGTCTGACGGATTGGCGGTTCGTTGGGCGGTTGCCGTGTTCTTGTTTTATGAACTTTGGTCATGCTTGGAAAATTGGTCATCCGAGAATGACAAGCCAATTGCCAAGGCATTACAAAGAATCATGGTGAACAAGGCGGAAAGGCACTTGAACGTCCCGTTGTCTGACATATTGATGCCAGGCGACAAGGGGAAAGAAGATGTTGAACCCGAAAACGAAAAAGAAAATGGCTAATTGCGAAAAACTGATTCCGTTCATCCAAAAGTGGGAGGGCGGTTTTGTCAACGACCCAACAGACCGGGGCGGTGCAACAATGCGTGGAATCACGTTGGCAACGTTCCGGGCGTACCGGAAAGCGAAAGGCGGCGCAACACCATCGGTTGCAGACCTCAAAAACATTTCGGATGCAGAGTGGAAAGCCGTGTACAAAACAATGTTTTGGGACAAGTGGAAAGCCGATTCAATCCAATCACAAAAGATTGCCAACATCCTTGTTGATTGGGTTTGGGGTTCGGGCGTTCACGGCATCAAGAACCCGCAACGCATCCTTGGTGTTGTTGATGACGGCATTGTCGGCAACAAGACGATTTCCGCCGTAAACTTTGCAGACCCGGATGAATTGTTTGAAGCCTTATTCAAGGCGCGTGAAGCGTTCTTCAAGGGCATTGTGACCCGTTCCGTTGCGTCCTATGAACGCAAAATCGGTCGCAAAGCGACTGAAAAGGAGTTGTTGAAGTACACGCAAAAACGCTTCTTGAAAGGGTGGTTGAACCGATTGAATGACATCAAAAACTTAAAGTAACATGAAGAAACTTGTTTTTTTATTGCTTGCATTGTTATTGCTTGCATCATGCGCGTCAACGCGCAAGGCATCCAAGGACGTGAAAGAAACCGTC